AAAGGAACGAAATCATGTCTATCCAAAATTACAGCACAGTTGCATCGCGGAACTTGATCCGTGCCGCACAAGGCATGCTGGAACACGCCCAACCCATCACCGTCTTGGGCGACTTCGGTACTCAGCGCGAAATGCCGCAGAACTCGACAGACACCTTGGTGTTCCGTCGTACTCTGCCTTTCGGCGCATCTACATCAGGCACCACAATCGAGAACTCCACTCGCTATGTTGGTACTCCTGACATCACCGCATCCAACTTCGTGTTGGCTGAAGGCGTGACCCCTAACTCCAACACCATCACGTTCCAGGACGTGTCCGTCCAGCTCCAGCAGTACGGTGTGTTGTTCAAGTACAGCTCTAAGACTGAGCAGTTGTACGAAGACGACATCCCCGGCGAGATGGTCAAGCTGACTGGCGAGACCTTGGCCGAGGTGATGGAGTTGGTTCGCTACGGCGTGTTGAAGGCTGGCTCTACTGTGATCTACACAAACGGCTCTAGCCGTGCCTCGATCAACACAGCAATCAGCTTGAACTCAATCCGTAAAGCTGCCCGTACCCTGGAATCAAACCGTTGCCGCCGCGTCACCAGCCGTTTGGCTCCTGGCGTGAACTTCGGTACACGAGCTGTGCAACCTGCCTATGTGGTGTTCTGCCACACAGACGCAGTCAGCGACATCCGTAACCTGCCAGGCTTCACCCGCGTGGAAGACTACGGTTCATTCAAGCCCATCCACGATCGCGAGATTGGTGCCTGTGAAGACTTCCGCTTCATCAGCTCTCCGCTGTTGAAGTCCTTCTTGGCTGCCGGTGCTTCCATTGGTTCAAGCGGCATGTTGTCTGTTGGCGCTGCCAACGTCGACGTGTACCCCTTCATCGTTATCGGTGAAGACGCATGGGGCCAAGTCGCATTGAAGGGCATGTCTGCCATCAAGCCTGTGGTGTTGAAAGCATCTCAGACCAACCACGCTAACCCATTGGGCCAATTTGGCTACGTGGGCGCTTCGACCTGGTTTGCTACCGTGCGTTTGAACGACGCCTGGATGGCCCGTATCGAAGCCGGTGTGACCGCTCTGTAATGATCAGGGGTGTTGGTTAAGCCAACGCCCCGTCTAACCAAAGGAACACACCATGAGCAATCCAGCTTTCTATAGCCTTATTAACAGCGGGCGATTAACCGGTAACGTGATTGGCGCGGTGCTTGCCACTGAACCTGTTGCATCTACTGGCGCAACCCTGACCTGCACCCGTGATGTCCACGGCGGTCGTATGAACGTAATCAATGCAGCCGCAGGTTGTGCAGTCACACTGCCAAATGCGACTGGCACTGGTTCGGTCTATCGATTTATGATCGGCACAACCATTACATCAAACAGTACCACCATCAAGGTGAACAACGCTACTGATGTCATGTCTGGCCGCGCATACGTGATCAGCGATAACACGGCTGCGGTACTTGGCTACGCCACTGGTTCTACTGATGACACCATCACCCTCAACGGAACTACGTTGGGTGGATTTGCTGGCGACGTCATTGAAATCACTGATGCAATTGCCGGTACTTTTTTGGTCGAAGTACACACCAAAGCCACCGGCACGGAAGCAACTCCGTTCTCGGCAACTGTCTAATCTTCTTTAAGGAATTTCACCATGTCATACAACATCGAACAAGCCAATAGTGGCTTTCTTTCACTCACCGCAGCCGGTCTGGCTGAAGGTACTAACAGTGCCACATTCAAGACCGTCAACACCTTGACCTTTACCAACAACGGTGTGTTCAAGTCCAAAGCAGCTACCGACAACTTGGCTCTCTCGACCGGCACTGCGCTGGCCGCAAGCCAGGCTTGTTTGTTCGCCGTGTGGATCAACACCTCCGGCACCGTGACGACCACACAAGGTCCAATCGTTGCCTCTGGCGATCCTTGCCCCGTACCTACCCAGTCGACCGCTAACGTCACGCTGGTTGGTTTGATCAAGATCACCACCAGCTCGGCTGCTACGTTCACCCCCGGAACCACTGACTTCAGCGCATCTGGCATCACTGATGACTTTTACGACTGTATGGACATGCCCGGCTCGGCCCTGTAAGTTGTCATCCTCTTCCTAGAAGAGTTTATGCAGACCGCCTTCGGGTGGTCTGCTTTTTGGATTTTTAACCCCCTGGAGAATAAAGATGGCAAGTAAGAAAAACACCGTCCAAGGAATGGAAATCATCGACGACGAACCGGTCATTGAGACCGTGGCCGAGTCGCGTGATTTCAGCAAGCTCGCATCCGATGAGGCTTTCATGAACGAGCTGGTAACCGTCATGGTCCATTCGACCACTGATGAGAATCAACCCAACCATGTCGTTGTCAATTGCAACGGCATGAACCAACCCTTGATCAGGGGCGTGCCCACAACCGTGAAGCGCAAGTATGTCGAAATCTTGGCCCGCATGAAGGAGACCAAGTACACCCAGGTGACGCGCAACGCGTCTGCGCCTGAGCAGATCGACATGATTGCACGCCACGGTTTGAGCTTCCCCTTTGACTTGGTTGAAGACAAGAACCCCCGTGGCCGTGCATGGCTGCAAAACGTCTTGACTGAAGCAGCCTAATAGGGTCTTCGCATGAACCTCCTTCAACTTGTCAACCAAGCCCGTGTTGAGTGCGGCGTCTCTGGTCCTGCGCTGACTACCGCGTTGAGCCAGACCGGCGAATCGGCTCGCATGGTGTCTTGGGTGCAGCAGGCTTGGATTGATCTCCAAACCAGCAAAGAAGATTGGCTGTTCTTGCGAAGCCCTTTTACATTCAACACGGTTGCGTCTCAATTTCAATACACCGCCGCTAACGCGGGCCTGACTGATTTTGGAAACTGGAAGCGTGACAGCTTTCGGTGTTCCAGTGTCGGCCAGTCCTACCAAGACGAGCAGTTGATGAACTACATGGACTGGACCACGTTCAGAAACCTGTATCGTTATGCCAACATGCGCAACACGACCGCGCGCCCAGTCGTCGTGTCCATCACGCCTGAGAAGGACCTGGCCTTTGGCTCGACCCCTGACATAGCCTACGTGATCGATGGCGAATACTACACACAACCTGTCAGTCTCACGGCTGACGCTGACACTCCCGGTATACCAGATCGATTTCAAATGGCCATCGTCTACCGGGCCATGATGTACTACGCTGGGTATGAGGCAGCCCCTGAAGTCCTGTCGCGAGGTGACTTCGAGTACCGACGTTTGTACTCGCGAATGGAGATCGACCAGCTGCCGACTATTGTCAGCGGACCACCTTTGGCGTAATCATGGCCACAGGAATGCCTCCCGTCAAATACAGTCTGATCCAGCTCCAGGGCGGGCTCGACCTGGTCACGCCCACGCTGTCGCTGCCGCCGGGCATCGCCCGTTCGGCTGTCAATTTTGAAGTAGCGATCACGGGCGGGTATACCCGCATTGCCGGGTATGAACGCTTTGATGGTCAACCCAACCCATCAGATGCCGTCTACGGCGCGATCACTGTTGCAAGCGCCAGCAACCTAGCCGTTGGTAATACGTTCACCAATTTAGCGACCACGTCGTCGGGCTACATCATTGCCATTGACGACACCACGGTAATTTACACCATGGCTGTGGGCGCGTTTGCCGTTGCGGATGGCCTTTATGTGGGCGGCATTCTTAAGGCGACTGTCACGGTTCTGGGCGCAACCGCTACCATAACCAGTTTGTTGTCCAGCCAATACACGTACCTAGCCGCTGAAGTTTATCGGGCGGTCATTACTACGGTGCCGGGAGCGGGCCCCATACGTGGTGTTGTCTACTACGGCAGCACGGTGTATGCCTGGCGCAACAACGTCGGTGAGACGGCCATGGCTATTTACAAATCAACTACCAGCGGCTGGGCCCTGGTGCCGTTGGGTTTTGAGTTAGCTTTTAATACTGGCACAACCCAGCTTAACGATGGCAATGTAATCGTTGGCCAAACAAGCGGAGCAACTGGCACCATTACTCGCGTAGTTCTGAGTTCCGGCACTTGGGCGGCTGGCACAGCGGCTGGTTATCTTACGTTTGCGTCAGTGACTGGCACGTTCCAATCAGGCGAGAATTTGCGCATTGGCGCAACCACATACGCCCTTGCGGGCGGTGCGCAAGCCGCTATTACCTTAAACCCTACTGGCCGGGTTGAGACGGCAATTGACAATATTAACGGTGCGTCCAGAATATACGGCGCGGATGGTGTTAACTACGGGTTTGAGTTTGACGGCACGGTCTATGTGCGAATTCGCACAGGCATGACAACCGACACACCTACCCATGTTGTCGTTCACAAGGCGCATTTGTTTTTCAGCTTTGGCGCATCAATTCAATTTTCAGGGATTGGCGACCCGTACACCTGGAGCCCGGTTGTGGGCGCGGGCGAGATTGCGCTAAATGGAAACGTGACTGCGTTCTTGGTCCAACCAGGCGACCAGTCAACCGGTGCCATGGCCATCTACTCGGACGACAACACTTCGATTCTGTATGGCAGCAGCTCGGCCAACTTCCAACTTGTTTCATACAACGTAGGCACTGGAGCAAAAGCCTACAGCTGCCAAAACATCAACGTCAGTTATTCGTTCGACGACCGTGGTGTGATGAACATGGCAACCACGCTTAACTTTGGCAACTTTGATTCAGCGGCATTGACTTTGAACTTGAGGCCCTTTATTGCTGATCGGCGCACCCTGTCCACGGCCAGTGGCGTAAGCCGGGAGAAGGGCCAGTACCGCGTATTCTTCAGTGATGGTTATGGCTTGTACGTTACCTTGGCCAACGGTAGTTTCATGGGGGCCATGCCTGTACAGTTTCCAAACGCAGTGGCGTGCATGTGCGAAGGCCAGCGTGCTGACGGAACCGAGACTGCGTTCTTTGGCTCGACCAACGGCTACGTGTACCGCTTGGATGCAGGAACGTCATTTGATGGGTTTGAGATTGCAGCCAACATGACTTTGGTGTTTAACGCAATTGGCAGCCCGCGTTTGTTGAAACGATTCCGCAAAGCGTCATTGGAAATTACCGGCACCAGCTATGCTGACTTTTATTTCAACTACGATTTGGCTTATGCATCCACGGACATTGGCCAAACAGGGCAAACTTTGTATGCCAGCAGCCTAGTTTCAAGCTTCTGGGACACGTCTTACTGGGACTTTTTTGTGTGGGATGACCGCACCCTTGCGCCTTCTGAGGTTGAGGTGAACGGCACGGCTGAAAATATTGCGTTGAAGATTGCAACTAGCTCGCCCTACTTCCAGCCATTTACCATCAACAGCGCGATCCTGCACTACACACCGCGAAGAGGACTTCGATGAGCAATAACTTTTACACACACGGATCGTTTCCATCCACCGGTGCGGCAGCCACGTCCGCGTCAATGCGGGCTGAGCTGGACCTGATCACTGCTGGCTTTGACAAGTTGCCGACGTTGACAGCAAACGCAAACAAATTTGTTGTTGTTAACAGCGGGGGTACGGCGCTGACCGTCACCAGCACGCTGCCTACAGCCACGGTGTCAGACACCACGTTCACTGTTCAGAACACTACTGACAACACCAAGACTTTTCAGTTCTTGGCCAGCGGTATCACTGCGGGCACTTTGCGCATCTACACGATGCCGGATGCAAGCACGACCCTGGTTGGCATTGGCGTTACACAAACCCTGACCAATAAGACCCTGACTGCGCCAGTCATTGCGACCATTGTCAACACCGGCACACTGACATTGCCCACGTCAACCGACACTTTGGTCGGTCGGGCTACCACGGACACGCTGACCAACAAGACTTTGACAGCGCCGGTCATCGCATCGATCGTCAACACTGGCACGCTGACGCTGCCGACCAGCACCGACACTCTGGTCGGTCGGGCTACCACAGACACGTTAACCAATAAGACCCTGACTGCGCCAGTCATTGCAACGATCGTCAACACTGGCACGTTGACGTTGCCCACGTCAACCGATACCCTGGTTGGCCGCGCAACCACAGACACGTTGACCAATAAGACTTTGACCAGCCCCGCGATTAGCGGCGGTACCATTGACAACGCTTCGGTTGGCGCAACAACCGCAAGCACCGGTGCGTTCACCACGCTGTCCGCGTCGAGCACGGTCTCCGGCACCGGGTTCAGTACGTACCTGGCCAGCCCTCCAGCAATTGGCGGCACAGCGGCTGCTGCCGGTGCGTTCACCACGCTGAGCGCCAGCAGCACAGTCTCCGGCACGGGGTTCAGTACATACCTGGCCAGCCCCCCAGCGATTGGCGGCACAGCGGCTGCTGCCGGTTCGTTTACCGCGCTTAGTTACACAACTACTCTGACAGGCGGCACGGGCGTCATCACAATTGGCACAACTCAGTTTACAAAAGACGCAAACGGCAAGGTCGGTGTTGGCACGGCTTCTCCAACATCGCTCCTGCAAACCGCTGGTTCCTCATCGGTGTCTGCATTCAAGACTCCAAACATTGCCGAGGTTGACACCATCTCTGCAACAGCGGCGACTGGCACTATTAACTATGACGTGACCACTCAGTCGGTCCTGTACTACACAACCAACGCATCTGGTAACTTCACGGTCAACTTCAGAGGCTCAAGTGGTACAACTTTAAATACGGTCATGGCGACGGGCGAGTCCATCTCTGCTACCTTCTTGGTGACTAATGGCACGACGGCCTACTACAACTCTGCTGTGACTATTGACGGAACCTCTGTTACGCCAAAGTGGCAAGGCGGTTCTGCACCAACAAGTGGCAATGCAAGCTCGACCGATTGCTACACCTACGTAATCCAAAAGACGGGCAGCGCAACATACGTTGTGTTGGCTTCTGTAACCAAGTTCGCATAATGCCACGTTTATCCAAAATCGGAGCCGCCGCACTTGCCGCCTTTGGGTGGACGGGCATATCGTCCGTCACGGTAAGCTACCTTGTGGTTGCTGGTGGGGGTGGAACTGGGGGTTCTGGTTCTGGTGGTGGCGGCGCAGGCGGTCTTTTAACTGGCACGACCAGCCTTAATCCAACTCTTTCATACACAGTAACTGTTGGCGCAGGTGGAGCCGCTGGTGCAAGCCCAGGAGCGCAAGGTTCTAACGGCGTTAGTTCTCAATTTGGAAGTTTGACTGCAACTGTTGGCGGTGGCGCTGGTGGGTTTAGAGCGGCTGGTTTCTCGGGCGGTTCTGGTGGCGGTGGCGGTGCGCTAAGTACTACCTATTACAACGGGGGCGCTGGAACTTCTGGGCAAGGAAATACTGGTGGTAATGCTGGTGGTGCGGCTTTTGCAACTGGTGGCGGGGGTGGCGCTGGTGCAGTTGGCGCAAATGGCGC